TCAAGGATAGACTTCCGACTTCGTGACCCACGGCTGGAATGGGCAACGGTGGAACACGTTAATGAACACATCCCGCAGATCAGCAGGGCTGGCCGAAACTTCAAAGGGTTGCGACAATTGTCTACCCAGCGGGCGCCCGATGGTTGTTCCGGTGCTGACGCTGCGAACCTCAATCTCGGCAAACTGTCCGCTTTCCCGGCTTCCCTTGTACCACGCATACCCCGCAGGTTCGCAACTGCGGACCTTGTTGAATGCTACGACAACGCTGCTGCGACCGGGGCTAATCTCTTGAACCGACACCAGTTCATAGCTGGTATAAACAGGCCACAGCCGGGTTTCAGCAACCGGCCCTACCGTTAGAGCAAACGGGGTGAACGCCAGGATCAGCAGCAGCCAGAAGACAGGACCTCTTAGAAGCTTGATCATGCAAACAACCTCGAAACAACCGCACTGCCTAGCGGGCTAATAACAGCTGCCACGAGCAGGAGCGTTATGCGGAACTGACCTTCCTTCTGATCCTTGGCTGTGGTGTCCATGCGCTTCTCAATAGCCTCGATAGACTTTTCAATTTCCTCCAGCCGCCGATAGAGTGACTTGTCCCGCTCGTCCTCACGCGCTGCTGCAACATCGCGGGTGTGCCGCCAGTCTTCGATAGCTGCGAGGCGAGCGCCGAACTTGGCAAACTCGTCATTGTAGGCCGTGAGGCTCTTGGCGTGATCTACTAGGCTGCGCTCAACAAGGGCAACGCGCTCTTCGGTGGTGATGGTGTTTGGCACGTCGCCCTCGCGAAAAGTGTTTAGTCGAAAGGGTCAATGGCGCGCGAACATGCCGGCGAGCCGCTCGGCTAGTGTCTGTTGCCGAGGCGCAAGCTTGGCGACCTGTTCCACTTCCTTTGCCGTTGCGCCGTTTGGCCGGAGCGCAATCTTCTCGCCGGAGCTCGTTACCACCTGCGGTTTGACCGTGGCCTGGTAGGACTGCCACTGCGTCCAAAGGTAGTAGCCAAGGCCAATGGCAGCGGATATTGAGAGGCCACCACCCTGCCCCGTAAAGATGGCTTGAACGTCAGCCTGCATGCTTGGGGACATGGCAAGGTAGATCGGCACGAGGACGCCGCCCAGGCTGGCGATCTCCTGGGCACGACGCCAGAGCCAGCCCAGGATGACGTTCTGGGCAATAGCGGTTGCGATAGTCGTGATCATAGGTTTGCGCCTCCTGCGCAGCTTAAAATAGCCACACGCCGAGGGCGATGAAGCCGACGGCAAGGACGATGAAGATGACGGTGGGTTTATGGTCCACCATTGAAGGATTGGTGGCGCCGCCCATGTGGTTTGCGCCAGCCGACAGCAGTGCGAAGGCGGCACAGACTAGCCCGACCAGAATGGCCAGGCAGGCGAGGATGAATTGGGCCATGCTGGCCTCCTAGAACCGGATGAAAAAAGCCCCGGCAGCTGCCAGGGCTATGAGGACGATTGCGGCAATGAGCCAGCCGGGAATGCCGCCCTTGCGCTCAGGCAAGCCGCTTGCGGGGATCGGCTGTGGATGCTGTTCGATGTCAGGCGGGGGCGGCAGCGTCACGCCCATGTCAGACGCCTGGAGAGCCGCGAGGAACTTGCTGGCATAGCCGGCGATCATGTCGGCTCGGTCGGTGCCGTTGATGACGCGACGTGCATTGACGAAATCTGCTTTAGGCTTGGGAGGCATCGACAAGAGCGCAATGCCGCTGTCGATGTAATCGCCCAGCTTCTTGCCGGTAAACGTGCCGAGCATCGAGCCTTGCACCAGGATGCGAGCCGCTACGGCAGGTTCTTGCACCAACTGCGGCTCTTTGATCAGGTCAAGGCCGGTCCGCTTGGACCAGTCCTGATAGTTGCGTCGGCCAGTTAGCTGGACGAAGCCGCGGCCCATGAACTTCTTGCCATCACCGGCTTGAACGTTGCCGAGATCGGCCCTGCCCTCATAGCGGTTCTGGGCTGCTGTCGGTCCCCAGATCTCCCGCATGTATTTGAAGGCGCCAGTCTCGTGGTGAGCAGTGGCCAGGATGTAGGCGAGCTTCCGAGCATCGCCGTCCCCATACTGCTCCCAAGCCTGGCCAATGGCGTTGAGGCTATCGACCTGCGCCTGGTTCAACGCGCCGCCGTATAGGGCATTGCGCACCGACGCGAAGAACGCGGTGTTCATGGTAGTCTCCAATGTAAAGAAAAAGCCTCGCCCTGTTCGGAGCGAGGCAGTTGGCCGCCCATTCAGGGAGCGGAACTGGTGATACGTTTGACGCGAGATTTTGGACCTATTGCCGCTTGCGCTTGCGTCCAAAGAAGAAAAATGCAGCACCGCCGGTCATGACGCCAACGACTGCAATGGTTGCTGCAAAAATGTCCTGCACTGCAATGCAGCGCCACAGCTCGTAGTTGGCAATCAGGAATTCTTGCACGCTGGTGCCGGTGGCGAAGGCTTCATCATGGACATCGCAACACGTCTGCCAGCTTAGCCCGCCCCAGCCATTGAAAAACATTGTGCAGCCATCGTTCTCAAACATTAGTCTGGCCAGTCCTGCTCGATTGTCCCCTCAAGGGCATCAAGCGCTGCGTGGGTAGGCGCTCCGTCGATCTGGTCGCACTTAGCCCAGACCGTCTGCACCAATGACGCGACCCAATCAAATAGGCCTGTTAGAACCCCCATAGCCTGCGCATAAGTCACCATGATAGTCGCATTGCTCTCAGGCCGGAACTTGGCGCCCTGGACTTCCCCTGCGCCCGCAATGACGGCTGCGGTGTAAGCCGACAGCGAAGCCATCCAGTTCTTTTCGTCGTCATTCTCTGGAGTTGCATCGCGCAGCTGCAGCACCTGGAGGTTTGGTGCTTCATCCGTGCCGAAGTTCACCTCGAACCCGCCGCGTCGGATGGTCATGCCATGAGCGCGAACGCGCGTCTTCAGGTCTTCCTTGCGCTCAGCAATTGTCGGCTGCGGCTTGTTCTTCGTCACATGGACGAACTTGACTTTGCCGTTGACGCGCTGCACGGCTTGGCCAGTGCTGACCTTATCGTTGGGCACAGCGTCAGGAGGCTCCGGAGCATAGAGCCCGATCCCTTCGAGCTGCGTCTTGCTCCACAGCTGCTCGATCGAAAGCGGGTGCCGCACGTCGGCAATAGGTTGGCCGATCCAAGGAGCAAAGCTCCCTGAAGTTTCAAGGTACAAGGTCATTTGATTTCCTCTATGCAACTACGCGGCGGACAGCCCGAACGCCGAACGAACCGCTTTTGTTTTGCGCACCAGACACCCCGGTGTTCATAAGAACAGTCCATCCCTCAGTTGTATTTGCTAGAACCTGAGTTGAGGACCAGTACCTGCCAGACGTTAAAGCGAACTGTTCCGCACCGCCTACCTGAAAGGCTGGCACAGCGGTTAGTCCAGAAGCGAGGTTCGCTGCTATGGCTGAGAGTTCATCAATGGCTGGCAGATACCAGTCGGTGTAACCATTCAGGTCGAGGGTGCCACAAAAATAGCCTGCCGGCGTAGCAGAAGCGTTCACCATGAGCGATGTGTTTGTCACGCCGTCAGTTCTGCTGTCTGTTCCTGCAATCGCGGCGTTGGTATTACGATGCTGAGCGGTTGTCTCTCCGCCGACTTTAGGCGCCACAAACAAGTTGTAAGTGACACCTCCGTCAACAATCTGCCCTCCAAAGTAGCCACCTTGAATGAATTGTCCTGGAGTAAACCCGACCTTTGCGTTGCCCATGAGCATGTTGTTCCAGATCATGCCACACCAACTTTGTTCAGCGAAAAATCAATACGGGTTGAGGAAACAACTTCGTAGTCGATCCGGAATTTCACGTTGGCTCCCGTCGGCGCTGAAGGAGCCGTGGCAGAGCCGATCGGAAACCAAAGGTTGCCGAAGCTCAACGTGAACGTGCCCGTCCCATTTTGCTGACAAGCAATGCTCCCTTTCATGCCGATGTAAGACGCGATGTCCGAAGGATTTGGCAGCGTCGCGTTGTGACCAAGCGTCAGTGTGCGGCTGTTGCCGCCAGCAAGGGTGAAAGAAAGTGTTGTTGCACTGGATAGAGAAACAGGCGCAGTCCGCTGAGGTGCCGTAAAGTTCTGCGCTACGTCGGTCTTAGCAGTGTCGACGTCATAGGGTTGGAGTGTCGATCCAATTGCGGCCGCCTGCAGAGCGCTGTCCGCTTTCACGCCTTGCGCAGACGTTGCAGCATCAGTTATGCCGTAACCGGCTAAAGTGGTTGGCTTCCCGCTCGAAATGTCGTTCCAGGCATGCGTATGCCCAACAGCAGACTTCGCATCGAGCGCCGATTGGGTTGCTGTCGATATTGGTTTGCTGAGATCCGACGTGTTGTCCACGTTTCCCAGTCCAACATCAGCCTTGACCAACGCCAGCAGCGTCTTCATGGCCGCGTAGTTTGCCGCCTGCAGCCATGACCGACCGTTCGGCGTCGCATCCGAGAGTTGCGAAACTGTATGAGAGTGTGAGATAGCCGCGTAGATTGTGCCGAAGTATGTTGCCAAGGCCGCTTTCAGATTTGCCCAAGAGAACTTCTTGAGAACGTTGGATGCGGCGCTATCCACAAGACCGACGAGGTCGGTGTCAACCGGCGCGGTCTTGGCCGCTAAATTATTGATTTCTGTGCCAAGAGTGCCAGGCTGCAAAGCTGTGGCTGCTAGGGCGCCCTGCGCCGAGGTAGCAAGACCTGACACAGCCACGCCGCCGCCTTTTAGCAGCTTGCCCGTGTTGGTGTCGAACACGGCAATGTGGCTATCGACAGCGCCGGCCGGTCCAATAACGTCACCTGCGCCCAGGCCATCCGAGCCTTTGTCACCGGCCGGCGAGAACGCCATGCCAAATGAAGCGCCGTTGACCAGGGTGCCGGCGTTGTCAATGAATGCCACAGGCACCTTGCGATAGCCGGTGCCTGCGATTACGGCGCCAGTGACCTTGAGCTTGAACCAGATTGCCCGATTGGCAGCATTGACGAACGTCAGTTCGCCTCGAGTGGTCGGGTTCGAACTATCGTCCCAGGTAGCGACCCATTGCGTGATGTCACCGCCAAGCGCTTCGAGATCATCGATGTAAAGGAACGTTACCGAAGTGATCGAAGAATTGTTCAGGCGGAACTTGCCGTTCCCGGGATCGGCGTCGGTTGTGCCGTTGTCATAGACCGAGAACAGCGTCAGGCGCTGCGCGACGTCGGCAAAGCCCTGCGCCGCATCTGCAGCGTTCTGAGCATTGGTGGCATTGGTCGGTGCTGCCTGGATCAAGGCGATGTTGTTCGCAGCCGCAATGATTGCGGCGATGCTGGTGGACGCTGTTTGCACAGCTGTAATATTGCTCGACACCGAGCCGATCGCGCTTGCGGCGCCAGCGACAATGCCAATGTCGGAGGCGTCGGCCGCGACAGCATTGATGTTTGCCGCGTTGCTCGCCACCGAGTTGACGTTGCCAATATTGCTGGCAACCGTGTTGATGTTTGAATTGGCCGTGGCCACCGTGTTGATGTTGGTCGAGTTAGCAGCGACAGCAGCGATGTTGGCAGCCATCCCGACGACGGTGCTGATGTTGGTCAGGGCACCGGCAACAGAGTTTATGTTGACTACGGCTGCTGCGACTGCGTTGATATTGGTTGCATTGCCTGCAACCGCCGTGATGCTCGCAGCATTCGTCGCGGCCGTCGTAATATTGGCGGAAATCGCCGCGAGCGTCGTCAGGGCAGATGACAATGCTGCAAGCGTCGTGACATTGGCGGCTATATTGGCCAAAGTCGTAATGTTGCCTGTTATGGCAGCAAGAGCGCTGATGTCATCGCTCAGATCAACAACCGGCCCAACTTGCTCAGCCAGCCACTCACCAACCTCAGTAACGTCGGCTGTCAGGTTGAAGAGGTTGTTTATGTAGCCAGAATTGTCGAACCCATAGGGGTTGGTCGAGAGGTTGAACGCTCCGTTGTTATAGCCTTGGGGAAAGCCAGCCGAGAGGCGTGTAAGGGCGGCACTTGGAATGGCCATCAGATGATTTCCTCGATTTGAAAGCCGGTGCTGACCCGGTTGAACATGACTTGGCTAAGCGGATCGAACTGGACGAACCGGCCAAAGAAGGAGCGCTGCTGAATGAAGGCTGCGTCATCGGGATCAGGAATGACGAAGACTTCACCGTCGTACCCGGCTACCCGAATGGCCCGCAGGAAGTTATTGAAGGCTTCCGTCTGTTCCACGGTCGGGAACGACATCGACATGACGCGAGGGTTGATGCGGCGCCACACCTCGGTATTCCCCGAAAGGGTGTTTGCCCGCTTGGAGTTGTCCTTGAAGGTCAGGCCATTGCCTTCATAGGCGTAGTTGATCGACGGGTTGAGCGCTTCGGCCATGAACAATCGGCCCGCTTCAATGAAGCCTGCCGGGTTGGATTCGTCGCGCAGCTCAATCCACCAAAACTGGCTTGAGATTGTTTGCGGCAGCACGTGGATCAACTGGATCTTGCGCTCTGGATCATCCCACGGGACCGAACCAACCCACCAGTTCGGATGCCCCCAATCAAGGATTGCCGTGCCGGCAAATGGCTTGATCCAGCCGCTATCATAGAGCGGGGGCGCTTCCTCATCGAAGTCGATGGTTTCGAATGCCCGGACACGGTATTCATAGCTTGTCGTGACGTTCAGATGCCCGAGCACTAGGGCACGAAACGCATCCTGCTGCGGTAGCAGCACCTGGAACTGCGTACTGGTCTCGCTGGCATCGGCTGACCGGGCCACTTCGTAGTAGCGCGGGCTGGCGAGATTGCCGAGCGGGAGCGCGGCCGACCAACTACCACCCTGAAAGGCAGCACTGTCCGAGCGCGGACCATATAGAATGATCGCGTTTGCCATCGGGCTCTCAATGTTAGGTTTAGATCAGGACCAGTACTTGGGGTCTTCGTAGTCTGCCGGGATCGGGGTCATGGCCTCGATGCGGTTGGATGCTGTACGCACGCCAGCAATCCACAGGGTCATTTCAGGACTGCCACCTTCGGCAAGAATGTTCATCTGGCGCCACAAAGGGTAGCGTTCCTCGATCCGACGCTGGGCTTCTGCCTTGACGTGAGATGGCGTGACCAGGTGTTCAAACCGCATAGGCCGTAATCCTGATCACTTGGCTTTGGTATGGGAAGGGCGGGTTTACACGAACCACCACCTTGCCAGCGAAAGCCGTCACGAATTCAAACGTCCCATCGTCAATAGGCTGAGGCTCGCCTCGGTCAATTTGAACCGTGGTGCCGAGCGGAACATTTTCGACCGCAACGGTTGTGCGACCATCAGCAGGCACCTCAATTTCAGTTTGTGAGAATAGCGCCGGCCTAGCTGTGAGCGCGCCACCTTCGACATACCAATCCCGGTCGCTCCAGCGGCCAGTCAACAACGCCTCATTCTCGGCAACATTCAACAACGCCGTGTCGTAATTTCCGACCTGCATCCGGATTTCCCCAGATTGTCGGTTATAGATCGTGAAGCCACCAGGAAGATCAGCGTTTGCCATTGATGTACCCAATGAAGCGTTGTGAGAAGACAATTATGCCGCTGCTTGCCCTTCCCTTAAGTTCCCAAGTTGAGTTGGAAGGGTTTGTGTCTACAAAGCTGATGCCGAAGAAACTGCTTGGCTCATCGTCGGTGTTTATCGCAGCCCCGGTTACTTCAACGCCATCTCGAAACAACGAAATGCCTCCATAGGAAACGCCGCTGCCAGCCGATCGCGCGTGAGCATTGCCGGTTACTGTTAGCTGCCCTTCGCTGGCTGAGATGTTCAGAGACACTAGAGTTGTCCAGCTAGTACCGACGCTTCTGTCGCCTGTTGATGTTGCACCATCTGAGTTGGTGACTTGGCGTATGCCAATCTTCTGCGTGCTGACCGCAAAGTCCTCCAGCTTCCCGCCGTTGATCGTACCGCCCAGAATGACGTTGCCGTTGATGAGAACGTCGCCAAGGGTCACCGCAATGGCATCCAGCCTTGTGACGTTGATTTTGTCGGCTGTAATAGCCTTGGAAGCAATCTTAGCGGCAGTGATCGTCCCAGCCGCTATAGCGTCCGCCGTAACCGCGTTCGCTGCGATCTTGTCCGCGGTAATCGCATCAGCTGCTATCTTCACTGCGGTGATCGCGCCGGCTTGTATCTTGGCAGCCGATACCGCGTTATTCTGAAGTTCGGTCTCACCCACCGAGTTCGGCGGCGGTGCCGTCGTGCTTGTCGTTGCGGAAATTCCCGCCGTTGCACTCAGCGGTAAATAGTCGCCCAAATTACCTGACCGGTCGCGCGCACGAACCCAGTAAAACCGCGTCGTGTTGATCAGCAGCCCAGAGTGGACAAACTGATTGCCGATTGTCTCTCCGACCTTTGTAGCGTTCGCCCGATTGTTTGCCGTGGCCGACCATATCTCGAAGCGATCGAGCTGCATGTAGGGCAAGCTGCGGAACTCGGAAGCATCCGCTGCTGTCCAGGCAAGCACAATCTGACCTACTCCGCCGGTCGCAGTGAGACCAGAGACGACGATATTGCTGTCAGCCATCCCCTACCCCCAGACCGTCAGGTCAACTGTTTCGTTGGCCGGGTCTTCCTTGCGGCCGATCACCACCATGGGCTTGCCGATGTCATAACCATAGCGAACGAACCGCACGGTCCCGGTCGAGCCGAGCAACATGGCGCTTGCGTTCTCGCGAGCCACAGGGATGACGATGACGTCCCGGCGTGTGCCGTATAGAGCTAGGCGCCGTGCCGACTCCGCAGCGGCGTCTGCTGCATTGACCAGCAAGGTCTCAATCACGAGTTCGGGTGCCAGCGGATGCCGCACCAAAACGGCGGCATTGTCTGCCTTGGCTTCCCGGTATTCAGTAGCCAGATAACCCTTACGATCGTCGCTGAGGAACTGCCCGACGCGCTCAGCGTCTTGCAATTCCCAAATGCGGGTATGGCGCACAACCACGCGCCATGCGGGCAAGTTTCGCTGCGTGTCCGGATTGCTGAACAGGGTCAGGTCGTCAGCCAGGATAATATTCTCATCGACCGTCCATGTCGGTGTTCCAGGCGCGGCCATCCGGCCAACCTCGAAAGCGCCTAGTGCATTCGGCACCAAATAGCCGCCGATCGACTGCAGCACAGCGCCGATCGCGTCGAGCGCCGAACGCTCATCGGTGATGTAAATGCCGACTTCCTGCGGTGCCACGGTTTGCAGGGCTGCGAAGGTAGCGGCGTTGATGTTGTCGGACCCGGTAAGGCCGAGCCGGCTGAGCATCCGTTGCACGACCGCGCCGGTCGATCGCAGGGCTAATGTCGCGCCCTCCGTCACATCGGCCGTGATGCCATAAAACGGGGTAAAGCCGATCCGGAAGAGCCCAAGAGCAAGGCACGTCGCATATTGTCCCGGCCGCAGTACCGCCGCCTGAAGCGCCGCGGCTGTTGCGTGGTCACCCCTGTTGGTCAGCGTGACGCCACCTTCGTAAGCAACGATCGCCGCAACTGCCCCATCGTTGACCTGGTAGATCAGATCAAACGGGTTGACCAAGATCGGCTTGACCACTAGGGCACGACCATAGACCAGCGGCTTGGGCTGGTCCTTCATATCGGCCGTGCCGTTAACCAGATTGCCGACCAGGCCGCCGCTTGTGGTTGCGCCAGAGTAGCGATTGGTCTGCAGCGCCCGCTCAAGTTCAAGCCGCCGATCATAGAGGCGCAGGCGCAGCGTCGTCAGCGCCGATGAACCGTCCAGCCCTTCCACTGTCCCGCGAAGGATAGTTTCGGCCGTGCTGAAGCTCGCCTGTGGCCCCGCGATGCGTTTGATCACCACAGGACGGCCGTCAAAGCCGTAGTCTAGCCAGTTATCCAGCCGGCCTGCAGCATTGGTCAGTTCGATCGCGCCGTAATCAGCTCGAGACATGCCCATCGTCCGGCCGTCTTCGAACAATGATCGGGCAAAATAGCCAGGGTCATTGACGTGGTTGGGATAGATGGTGTTCGGCGGGTTGTCTGTTGGACCGGTCACATATCCGCAAGACGAGACGCGCAGCGTGCGTGTCCCGGCCCCATCAAAAGCACCGATCTCCAGCAGGAACTCAGAGGCTTGGCTCATGGAAGACTCGACTCCGAGCACGGAACTTGCTTCGTTGCATGCCTAAGCATGGGGAGGGCTCTGTATTGGACTTTGAAGAGAAACAACGGCTGGGTGATTTGGCAGTCCAGATTGCCCAGACAGAGATCCTGCGGCGCTTGGTAGGGCATTATCTCTACGACGCTGACCCGGACACGTTTCGAAGAAGGCTTTCAGCATTCGAAGCGGCAGTAGTTGAAGACTTAACGTCCAGGACGCATTTCGCGCAGGCGTCGAAAGCCACGAATGAGTATGTCCGCGAAGCGGCTAGCGGGTACGCTTCCCGCGTTTTGGGAACTATCAACCATGCTCCCCCGGATGACCATGTCCCCACTGATGGTGACGCGACCTAACTGCGCGTCCACCGCACAAACGCTGTGCAAGCTGCTTGGTGTTTGTTCTGTCATTCTACGTGATCCTTCAACCGTTGGAGGCTTTCCGCTGCAGGCGAGCAAGGTCTGTGTCACGTCCGGACTTGCGAGCAGCGGTACTGACATTCCCAACGGCGCTAACCGTAGCTTGGGCGCCAGCCGCTACTGTCTGCGTCAGGACAGCAAGATCGGCGCGCAAGGCTCGGATTTCGCGCGCCATGGCACCATTGTCATTGCTAGGCGCAACGCCACGATTCATCGCCTCTAGTTGCGGCCGGAACATGCGCGTTGCCATGGCATTGGCAACGTACTCCTGCCCATGCACATAGCCGGCGATCTGGCCTTCCATACCGCCTGTGAAGCCGCCCTGAGCATAGCCAGGCATGACCACTTCACCCTTGCCGCGAGCACCATCGGCAAAGCGCTTGTAAATCTCGGCTGTTAGTCCACCAGCCTTCTGTATTTCTTTTGCCCACCAAGCAGCGCCCCCTGCGTCGGCATCACGGCCAAGCACGTTTTCATAGAGGCGATCAACCAAGGCCGATGTGCGATCCTGTTGCGCAGTACCGAGCTGTTTGTTGGCGAGTTCCAGTGCCCGGACGGCATCAGCTACCGACAACACTGAATTATTGATGTCGATCAGGTGGCCGACCTGGGCATTGAGAACACCGAGCTGCTTCTCTGTTTCAGTTACCTGCTTGGTTGCACGAGCAAGAGCCTGGTCAAGCGTGGCATCAACCTGCTCCCAAATCCGCATGTAGCCTTCGGAGGTGCCGTAATAGGCGCGCGCCTCTTCCAGGTACTGGCGAGACACGTTCTCCAGTTCGCCAATGGCGTCCTGATCACCCGCGAGTGCCTTCTGCCGAGTTTCCATGAAGTCTCGCTCCGAGGCCTTCAGGCGGTCGATAGGCGACAAAGGCGAGATGCCCTGGTCAAAGCGAAGGCTCTGCTTGAAGGCTTCCAGAGAGCGGATGAACTGCTTGTTGCGTTCGATCACCTGATTTAGTGCTGAAACTTCAGCATCATAGGCGGCACGCAGATTGCCACGAGCGCGATCAACAGCCTCTTGAGCATCAGCAACAGCCTTGTCCAGACCAGCCGTTCCGAGCGCTCCGGTCAGACCGGACGCGATGTCAGGGAAAATGGCTGCTAGACGCGCCAGTTCGGCTTCGCTCAGATTGGCTTCATCCGCGATCTTCTGCAGCGTCAGGTTTAGCTCGGTGAGCGCAAGGCTGCCGTCGGCGCCTAGCTGTTCAGCATCCTTGAGCCTGGTATTGTAGAGTTCCTGTGCGGCAGCGACCTCGTTGAGGTAGCTATTGCCCTGCAGCGCGTTGACCGATGCCTGCAGATCCTTTTCGTACTGGCGTGCGAGTGTCGCTGGCAGATTGGCCAGTGCCGCTTCGATCTCCCGGACCAAGTTGTAGTCTTTGGCCTTCTTGGCCAACCCAATATATTCCTGAGCCTGACGGTTCGCGTCCGCTAAAGCCTTGGCGTAGCCGGAAACCACCTCACCATTCATGCTGTCGATGAACTGCTCGATTGCCGGACGGACCTGATTAAGTTTTTCGCGGGCTTCTTTCAGGGCCTTATTTGCGCCGAATAGACCGCCGACGAAACCAGCGATACCGCCGATCACCGCTCCGATTGGTCCCATGGCCGCACCCGACAGCGCCCCACCAAGAGCACCCATGATCGGGTTTTGCGTCTGAGCGCCAATGCCAAAACCACCAAGACCGGCACCAGCCATGCCGCTTAGGCCGCCACCACCCTTGAGCAGCCCCATCAGGCCATCCTGAGCACCAGCCTCCGTCCCCTTTTTGGAGCCCTGAAATATGGCATCGAAGATTTTGGTCGAGCCACCAGCGTTGTCATTGGCTGCGTTCGGAGCGCCAAAACTCTCGAACAGCTTGCCCAGGTTCGCCTGCCCCATCTGAGCAAAGCCGCTGATCAGCTTGTCGAAGAACTCGTCCATATCCTCCATAGGACCGTCGAACAGCGAGCCGAGAGCAGAGCCTAGCGTGTCCATAAGCACGTCCGAGGTTTCCTCTGCGCGGTCCTCGAGGTTGCGTAGCCCCATGTCGGCAGCAGAAGTCAGATTTGCGATCTCTTTTTCAACGCCCTGTATTTGAAAACTGTCGAGCTTGTCCCGGTACTGATCAAGCAGCGACATCAGTTCAGCCGCTTCCTTGCGGGCGTACTCAGCAGGAAACAGCTTTTCCGCCAGCTTGTCGGCGGTGCTGATGAAGCTGTTGAAGTCGCGCTCGGCATCCTTGAGCGCTTTGGCAGCCCCGCCGGACTTGGCAGCGACTTGATCGAAGCTGGCACCGGAAGCGGCAAGCTCTTGGTTCATAGCAGCCGTGGCACGAGCAAGCTCATCCTCTGATGCGCCCGCTGCTGTAAGCTGTGCCTGAAGCTCAGCATAGCGGTCCGAGATACGGGCTGCCGCAGCCTCACGGTCGGCCATACCGCCAATCGCCGCCTGACGTTCAGCCTGCTCGAGCTGCGCCGTCGCATCGGTGAGCCCTGTAACTTGATTTTTAGCCGCTTCAAAAGCCGAAGTTAGCTCGGCTTCGCGCGCTAGATAGGCGTCGCGGGATAGCGTCAGGCCATCGAGAGCCTTCTTGCCCTTGTCATACTCTATGGTGGCGGCAGCAAGGGAGTTCTGAGCCTGCTGGGCGGCGGCCACGGCAGGGATCAGGGCCTGCAAGCGCTGTAGTGAGCCGGCATAGACATTGGCGGCACCAGCGGCAGTGCCGTAGCCCTGAGCCGCTTGAAGTGCGGCATTAAGGGATGCTTGCATGGCGGCTGCGGCGGCACGGAGGGAAGCCTCCAGCGCGCGGCTTTCATCTATCCACTCTTGGATGCCGCTGCGGATGGTTCCGAAGTCCTGCAGCTCCAGCCCTAGATTGCTCGCTGCGGTGCCTGCCTCACTCAGCGCCGCCTCCGCTGCGCGAGCGGCCTCAACGTTGGCCAGCATTGCATCAGCGATGTTGCGCAGCACGCTATCAGGGTTGTTCTGGATGAAAGCCTTGAGGCTGAGGGCTAGCCCGTCCAGATCGGGATTTGCGGCCTGGGCAGCGGATTGGATTTCCAGCAGTGCATCACGCTGGGCAAGCGCCGCTTGCCCGCCTTCCAGCATCAGAGACATCAATGTCTCTTGCGTAGTATTAGTCGCTAAAATCTGCTGGCGCACGGCCGCAAGCGCTTCTGCATAGGCCTCTTGCTTCTCAACGACATCGCCAGACAGCGCTAGGTTCACCTCCGCCTGGGGAAGTTTCCGGGCTTCATCGCCAGCGCGCTGAGCCGCTTCACGGACGCTATCGTACCCCTGGAGGATGGTATCGAGCCACTTGTCGTGTTCCTCCAGAGCGCTTGCCGCTTCCTCCGCTTCGTCCGCTGATGAGGTGAAAAACTGAATGGCAGCCGCACTTGCTGCAACGAAGCCGATGGTGAGCAGGCTGACTGGGTTGATGATCGAGACAAACGCAGATGCAAGGCCTCGAAGTGGGTTCTGCATCGTGTTGAGGACAGAACTTAACTGCGTGCCCTGCTGTAGGGCGATCATGAGCGGGTTCATGCCCATTGCCGCAGTAACGCCGATGTCCTGGAACTGCGCCGCAATATTGCCAGTGCTGCCCGCCGCATTGTCGTTTGCGGCCGCAAGGCGGTTCATCGCTACGGCTTGCTGGTCGACAGCCTGACTAGTTGCATTGATTTGCGTGCGAGCTGCGGTCTCGGCAGCGGCTAGGCGCTGAAACTTGCCCTGAAGCAACTCGGTAGTTTGAGCCATCTGGCCAGCGTTAATATGCCCCACGTCGAAGGCCCGGTTGACGATCTGCATCTCACGGTCAAGCTGCCGCTGAATCCAGACCATACGGTCGTTCTTTTCGATCAGCCGATCATATGAACCTGCAACCGACAGCACCCGCTTGGCCGTGCGGTCGGTCGTTAACGCCATTGCCTCGCCGGTCTGGCCTACGCGGTTTTGCGCATCACTGACCTTGTTCAAATCGCCCGCGACCTTATCCAGGCCCTGCGACTGACCGCGAACAGTCAGCGTCCGAATGGCGTTCAGTGATGGCATGGATTGCTCCAAGGCAGAAGCCAAGCTAGCTTCGGTGAAAACGAGGGTAGAATGAGACAGCGCGTAAATCTCGGAACGACGGTCGACCTGACGCCCACTGCAGCCTGGGGCGCGGCGCTGACTATCTTTGGACCCGTACTGAGCGGCATCCTCTACTTCCGAATGATCGGCGCTGCAGTCGCTCGCGAGGACGGCACTATCTGGGGATGGCTGCTGCTCGCCACAGCCTTTGCAAGTTTATTGGGACCGATCCTGATCTTGCTGGGGCTACGGCTCATCACTTCGGGCGAAATCGAGGACATTCAACCACGCCCTTGATCGCCCTTCCGCTCGGAAACCCACTTAAGGTACTCGCCGTCCATAGCTCGCAAGAGGTCGCGGAAGCGGTCAAACTCATCAAGGACAACGACTCCATACCGGCTGGCATACTGATCAATAGCGGAGAACGGGATCGCCCCCGCTCCGCCCAGATTGATCGGCCGGTCGGTGTGCAACTCCCACCATGCTGACCAGACGAAGTTGAGATGATCGAGCAGTTCTGGCTTAGTCTGGAGCGCTTTCGGCTCTTCGCCGGTCTCCTCTGCCAGGCCTTCCAGAAATTCAGCCTTTTCGCTCCATTCGAGATGCCAATGGAGCGCAGCTGTTAGTTTCCCGCTGCTTCCTCAGTCGACGCCATAGCCTCTTCCGATGCCACGGTTGCAGCCCAGACAACAGCATCGCGGAATGGGCGATAATCTGGATTGAGCAAGATGGTCTTGGCTGCTGCCTTGTCGAACTTCAGCGGCTTGCCATCGTCTCCTTCAAGGCCATCCCAGTCGATCAACACGGTATCGACCAGGCAGGTGACGTTGATCTCGTCCAGCTTGGCCGTGTCAATGATGCGGCCGGCCTTCTTGAACTGACGCGGTGTGGCCTCCACCAACTGGCTGGCCAGCCGACGATAGTCGCTGTTGCCGATGCCCCGAACCTTCAGGCGCAGATCACCCATCTCTGGGATGTTATCAACCCAGGCGCCCTGCTCTACCTTGGCGTTGTCAATCTTGGCGTGTCCGAGCTTCATTCTGCGTCCTTCTGTTCTGCCGCGGCTGGCTTCGGCGCCGCCTTGGGCGTGGCGTCTGACGCCAGCCCCTTGCTGACGATAAGGTCGGCATAGGTGTCTGCCACCTCTGCCTCCTCACCATACGCGAAGTGCCGTTTGCGGCCGTTGGGATAGCCGGTAAACCCGGCCGTGACTTTGATCGTCTTCATGGTGCCTCCTAGAAGCTCATGGATTTGCAAAGCTCTAAGGCTTGCGTCTCGGTGAACCCCGCTTCAAGATGCGCCAAGTATGAAGCTCTGCGGAGTTCAGCCAGTGTCTTGGCATTCTCGATCATCGCGGGCAGTTGCCGGCGGAGGGCATCTCCGGCGGCTCTGAGTTCATCTTTGGTCGGCATCTCAACCAAGGTGGGGCCGCTCACTAGGCCACGGCCCTTTCCACCATCAATGTGCAATCTTCGGTCTCATCGAGCAGAGCGCGGAACGGGATGGCAGCCATCACGTCATCGTCGTTGCCGCCAGCGGTGATGTTGCCGTCGCCAAACTTGATGCGTGGGAGCGTGATCGAATACTTCTCGCCGGTTTCATTCCCCACGTCGAAGGTGATCGAGCCCTCGCCATGGTCAAGAACTCCCTGGTAGAGCGCCTTGTTCTGGAAATAGGCTTCGATGCTGCCTGTGACCTCGAACCGGCCTTCACCGAACTCCGCAGAGTAGAGCGAGCCCACTTCTGGACGGGTGCGGAGACCGTTGTTGATCTCCAGCGACAGGCTGCGAACACGCGGCGCGGGGCTAACGCCCGCTACCACCAAAGCGCTGACGCTTGCCGACGCGGTTGTCACAGGCGTTGTCTCTGGATCGGCATAGGTCGCGCCGGTCACGATGGCTTCAGCCAAGGCTTCCATGCGGCCCATGATGCCGAACGAGCCAGTAATGGCTGCCCGTGCAGCGATCGACAGCGACATGGTGTTGATGCGGCAGCCGCTGAACCGGCGGAACGTGTCGGTGGTGCCAAGCTCATAGGTTTCTTCGAAGGTGAAGAACTTCTGCGCCAGTCCATTCTTGAGCACGTTGGATGACCAGGTGCTGCACATCACACCTTCCAAGAACTGATCGAACGACCCATAAGTCAGTTCGAAGTCGTAGGAGCCAGTAACGTCCTGACCAAGCTGGAACTCGTCGCGGACGTTGCGATCGGCCTGGCGCTCATTGCTGGTGCCGGTCGACTTTGTGGTGCGCAGCCCGCCGCTTGTGGTGCGGACGGTCTTGAACGCTGGTGTGGCTGGCGTTGTGCCAAACGCAGTCTCTGCGACAGCGGCAACCCGCACGCCGCTTCCGGAAGCGAAAGCCATAGTTATTCTCCTGGTGGTGGGGTTGGCCGATTAGCCGGGGAAGTCATATTTGTAGGGAACGGCCACTGCGTAAGTGAAATATTGGCCGTCTTCGTTGGCATCGTCAGACGACGCAGACGATGGGGTGAAGGTCTCGACCTCATCGAATATCTTGGCCAGAAACAGCATCTCGAGCTCGTCAGCCCATTGCCGACCAAGGTTGCCGCCTGAACCGCGCTCTACATGTAAAAGGATCCGAAAAGCTCCCTCTTCGCGATGAATATTGTTGCCGGGAACGCCGAACGTCACCCGTTCTGCCGAGGCGAATGGAAACTGCACCTGCAGAAAGGCTGTACCGTCCTCTGGCGTGCTGCCCTGGCTGTTTTCGTCATAGATCGGGCAATTCGTCCAGTTCGCCTCCAGGCGAGACCGAACGGCATTGACTACAGCGGCTTTTGCCATCGATTAGCGCCCCAGACGAATAATGATGGCGGGCTGGCGCAACCGGGCTTGGGCCTGCGATCGCGACCGGGAAAATTTGCCCCCCGCCCACTGACTGATTGCGCCAGTCGCCATTTCGCGATAGCCGAAATACACACGAGCGATATTGCCGAACCGCCTGTTCGCAGTGGCGCTTACTGCTTGGTAAACACCATCTGGCGCTTGTCCAGAGAGGCCCGCTTCGATCTTCCTGGCGTAGGGTTGAGCGTTGAGGAACACGTACTCCGAAGCCTCCGGCACCACGCCGTTCGGGTCTACTTCCACCCCATCTGCAAAGAACATATGGCTCTTGCTGTAGCGTCCGGAGCGAACCGGAGAATGCGACAGCAGTTGTTTCCCGATCCAAGCAAATACCTCGAGCAGCAGATCGAACTCAGCGACCACCGTGCCGTCTGCTTTCACACTGGTGATGGCAACGCCGCGCCTGCCGTCGACCGTCACCTCATAGTCAGGCATTTGGCCGATGACCTTCGCATTAAACGCCCGCGTTTCATCGATCTGCTCTTGCGCGTAGTTGGCAAGCAGAGCGCCGCGAGCGTCAGGCGATAGCTCCTCGTCAAAGATCAGGGCTATGTCGCGGTCCAGCGGCTCAATCTTGGTCGAAACGCGAGCCATCAGCCACGAACCTGAAGATTTACCCGCACCAGCACGTCGTTGATGTAGACAGGATCGGCCATGATCACGTTGCGGCGCCGCCCGTGAAACACTGCCTTGTTGTTAATGGTCGGGAGGGTGGCGGCGAAAGGTGTGCCCGCTAGGCTAGAAGGTGACAAGACCACAGTACTATCGCCCTGCTGCACACCATTCGCCAGTTCATCAGGCTTGTACCCGCGAGTGAAGCCCCGAACAGTTGCAGTGACCGCAGGCTGGTTCGGGACGAGTCGTTCAAGCGTGATTGTCTGCCCATGCTCGGCGATCTGTCGATCGAGCATCTCAATGGCGTCTGCCGGGCTCATATGCGAGGCACCTTGAGGCCGGAGAGGAGCCGCCGTGCTGTACCGTGGATAATGGCGCTCGCCTGATCCGAGATCGTGTAGGTTTTAGTGCCAACACCCTCGACCGCATCGCTGCGAAGAAACAGGTTCTCTGCGCTCAGTGACTTCATGTGCTGCACCGACATGATGACCGCCTGCTTAGCCCGCGCCGGCACTTGCTCGATCCAATTTGTGGCATCCTGCTGGTCTCGCTTTCCGTAACCGGCCCAGTAGCGAATGCGCAGATCCCCGGTACGGCCACGTACGGCAGGCAAATTGTCGAAATACAATGGCGTTGGAAAAGCCCACACCTGATCATCGCCAAGATGGTCAACGTAGGTGACGCTCTCAATTTCCAGCTCAGGCCCGATCGGCAGTGAATAGCCGCGGCAGGGCCAAGCGCTAAGCGACCATTCCAGCAATTGAGGCGCTAAGCACCGACCCAGCCAGCCGGTATAGCCATCGATCTCTTCAATGGCAGCGGCGATCATGGCGGTGATCTTCGGATCATTTGACTGATGCGAGCCGGCAATGTCCGCGGGCGTAACAAAAGGATCGGGCGGGGTGATGACCCTGATGCTCATTGTGATGTTCCCCGCCCGTTCGACTTACTTCTCGTCCGACTTGCCGTCGGATTTGGGCTCGGCCACGTCCTGTCCCTGCTCGCGCAGGTTTTCCGCAACCGCTGCGGATCCGGTCTGAATCGGATCATTAAAATCAATGCGGTTCTGATCAACAGACGTGCCCTTGCGAGGGTCGTTGTCGACAGCAGGATGGTTCACGTCCACATCCGGCACAATCTGAACCGGAGCACCGGCTGGATCGAACTCAGTTGCAGGCGCGATGTTGGCTGCACCGGACTTGTCAGTTGCTGCTGAAGCAGTGCCGACATTGCCAGTCGCAGGAGTGTTCGACTTGGTCTGGGCCATGTTGGCCTCCTGAATTTGGAAAGAGTGGGTGGCGAACCGGTTGCCCGCCACTTCTATGAGTTAGCCGTTGGCCGCTACCTTGAGGGCTCGCATGGTCTCGGGGTTGTCGACGCCGCCACCGACGCGTTTCGTGGTGTAGAAGTGCACGAAAGGCTTGTTGGTGAAGGGATCGCGCAGCACGCGGATGCCAACGCGATCGATCACCAGGTAGGTGGCGGCCATATCGCCATAAAGCGCTGCAATCGCGTCTGCGCCGATCGCCGGCATATCCGGTATGTCCACGATCTGCTCGCCGGCCAAGGTAGCAGGCTGGCCCTGGGCAAAACTGGGCTGCCAGAGGTAATTGCCCTGCCCGTCCTTGAGCTTGCGCATAGCCGCCTGCGAACCGCGAGCGGTAAACAGCTTGGCATTTGCCCGGAACTCGCTGGGGAGCGCATAGAACAGGTCAAGAAAGCCGTCGGCAGTCAGCGTAGCAGCTGCGCCGCTGTTGACCGTTGGGATGGCACCCCAGGGGTGGCGAGCCGCGTTTGCGCCGCCTGCCACATAAGTCAGGATGCCGTGCGGCTTGTTCACACCATTGCCGGACAGAAAGGCAATGCCCTCCTGGCGCGCAAACTCAGTGTCAACTTCGTCGCCGAGCCAAGCTTCCAGATCTACGGCTGCGTCATCCAGCAACTGCTGAGATATGGCAGGGTTTGCGTAGATTTCGCCAAGGGGGAAGTCCAACGACCCGATCTGGGGCGTGGAGGTGGCCGGACGCGACGCCGTTTCCCCGACCCAGCCCGACCCAACCGCGCGGTCGGTATAGAGCCGCTTGAAGCCGGAGACAGTAGTTGTGATCACCCGAGCATGGGCCCGGATCGGCGAAACCTGCTTGAGCTTGCCGGTGATGGTGCGGTCCCACTCCACTGGAGCGAGGTAGCCGCCATCAGCGTCGGTGCCCTTGGTCATCGCCGCCTGCACTTCGGCGCCGGCATTGTCGCCCTTGCGCATGTGGGCCTTGAAGGCGGTCACATACTCCGGATCCGCAGGCAGATCGCCGATGACATTGGCGCCGATACCGCCAGCAGCGATCTTGGCGTTCAGGTCATCGATCACAGCCTGGAAGTTGCCCACTGCAGCATCGATGCGGCTGACCTTTTCGTCGAGGACAACGTCGGCCTTGCCCTTGAGCTTTTCATCGTTCGCCTTCTTGAACTCCTCAAAGGCGCTCTGGACGGCGGCGATCATCGCCTTGGGATCGTTGGTATCGGCTCGGGGTGCCATGCTGATCGCGCGCGGCGCAAGCATGGTCGAGCCAGCCAGCAGCGCTGGCGTGGTGAACTGCTTCATCTGAAGCTCCTTTAGTTCTGTAGGGTAGCCAAAAGCCCGGCAAGGCCGGAGTAGTCATCGACCGCAGCGCCTGGCGTGCTGTCTTCAGAGGCAGCGCCGGGCGTGCCCTTGATCTTGTTGATGCTGGCCCGCGCTTCGGTGCGCGACTTGCCGGCGGAAACCAATGTGAGCTCCATCGCGCGGAGCTCGTTGATCTTGCGATCCTCTGCCTTGGTGCTGTCGTCGACCGTCATGGCATCCGAGGCGAGAAGTTCGTCGGCAAACCTCCGGGTGATTGCCAAGGACCCAGACATGAAGGTTTCCTCGTCCATCCATTTGGCGATGGCTTTCGGATCCTGCCCCGTCCGGCTGGCATATACGTCGACTAGAGCCTGGTCGAACGGCTCCAGCCAGTCTGCGACTTCGCGCATGTCGTGCCGATTGCCGGCGGAAACGACCCATGTGTTGTGGATCATGATGAAAGAGGCGGCGCCGATCAGGATGTTGTCGCCAGCCATGGCGATGATTGATGCGGCCGAAGCAGCCATTCCCATTACCTTGACAGTGATCGGCTGTGGGTGTTCGCGCAAAACATTGTAGATTGCGATGCCTTCGAAGACATCACCACCCGGCGAGTTGATCTGCACCTCGATTGGCCGCTCACCGATTGCCCGTAACTGAGACGCGATGCGCTTGGCTGTCACCCCGCCACCGGTCCAGTAATCCTCGCCTATGGCTTCAAACATGGTGATAATATTGTCGCCAGTTGCTACGGCACGCACACCGGCCGCGTCTTCGGCCCACTTATCCATGACGTCGGGCGTTGTGAAGGCATGCACATCCCGATTGGCCGGCACGGGCAGAGCGCCTGGGCGAGCTTTGTTCTGCGGTTTCCCTACATTGCCGCCGCTGGGCTTCGACACGGACGTGCCCGCCACAACGGCTCCTCGCCGGACTGAACCTGGAGTTGGCTTACTCGTCATCATCGTTTTCCTCTTCAGGAGGCTTAGGCTTAGGCTTGGGAGTCGGTTCGTCATTCAATGGCGGGCCGCCGTTATGACCCATCATCGGGTTTGGACCGATGTCGCGTTCAGGCAGATCCAAGGTTTCACGAACCTCGGCGTAATCCATCCAAGGCTGATGCCCGCCAGACCCGAGCGCTTTGGCAAACGCCTCATTCTGATCCTTGATCGAACCGCGCAACAGCGCACCCGGGTTGAACTTGGCCTCGTAGCGCTCTGCCTCTTCATCGCTAAGTAACGAGCGCTCAATTGTCTGCTGCCAAGCCTCGAACCAGGGCCCTAGGGCGTAGGCGACGAAGAACTGGCCCAGTGCCTCGATGCCCGATCCCCAGCTGGTTTCGTCCACCATTAACAGCGGCCGCGGGACACCCGAGACGCGGCCGATCTCTTCGACCTGGAGCTTGCGAAGCTCGTTCATCTGCGCGTCCTTGGCATTGGTTCCAATCGACTTATATTCGGTGTCGCCTTCCAAAAGAGGCGTTTGGCCCGCGTTCGCTGCGCCGGAATAGCGTTCCGCCCAGCTCTTTTTCAGTCGATCGAAAGCCTCGTCGCTCAGCTCGCCTTTGGTGACCAAAACGCCGTCAACGAAAGCGCCGTTCTTGAATATCCGACCCGCTGCTAATTCGGCACTCAGCGCCAGGCCAATAGCTTCCCTCGCCTGCTCTACCAGCGAGAACCCGTGCAAGCTGTCCAGTGACAGACCACGAAGATGGAAGATGTCGCGAGCGCGGTAGACGATCCTTGCGCCTTTGAGGGGCTGATACTTGTAGCTAACGGTCCAATTGTGGTTGAGCACAACTTCCATGCGCCGGGAGTCCAGCGGAACCATGCGCACGACCTTGTCCTTGCCAGTGCGCAAATCTTTTGACCACACGATCAGCGCGAAAGCATCGCGGTGAACCAGCGCGCGCAGCTGCATCAGGGCCCTAAAGTCGAAAGCCGATTGCCAATCGTTCGGGCGCCTGTGAAGAATGCGATGAACCGGATGATCAACCGCCTTCTTTTTGGTGTCCTTCTCGATCAGGTTGAGCGGCAGCATGCCGATCGAGTTCGAGATCAGGCTGCACGCCCGGAACATTGCCGGATTGCGCAGCGCTGTCTCAACGTTGACCGTGAAACCTGATGCTGTGAGTAAGCCGTCGCGCAGGAACTCGATGGCGCGCGGATCGTCAAGCGACATGAATACGCCGCTCTCAGAACCGGCAGCACGGGGCGAGCCCCGGCCTTTCGACTTGGGGTTAGCGCGGAAGATGTCCAAGAAGCCCATGGGCTAGACCATCCTCACAGCGCGATTCTCATATGGCGAGCGCTTGACCTCTGCCTTCTCATTTGTCGCCGCGCCGACGGCCATCGCGATCGTCACCATGCCGTCAATCCTTCCACGGGAGCGCTCCTTGTCGAAAGCGCGGTTCTCTTGGCCGTCACTGACGACATGGGCGTTAGCGGCGCAGCTGTAGGTCACAGGCGAAGCGTCGATGGTGATCGACTTTTCGAGGATGCGATCTTCCAGCCGCTCGATCGATCGCGGCATGGTCAGCTGCTTGTCTTCGAACCTGACCAGCTTGCCCTGGGCGTGACTGACCAGCTTCAGGCCCTTGCCAGCCGGTTCATCCGGTCCCTTGTAGCGCCAAACGTCAAAGCCGATTGCTTCGCAGGCAGCGATGAAGTCGGACATGCCGGCCGGGTCAAAGGCGAGGAACTCGACCCTGTGCGCCGAACAGATCTCCTTGACCTTGGCCGCGACGAAGGTCTTGTCGATCGTTGCGCCGGGTACAGCGGTTAGGCAGGCGGCCGGATCCAGGGCCCACTTGTCATAGGGCGCCATATCGGCGCGGGCCCGATCTTCGATGCCGTCCTTTGTCGTCCAATAAAACGTCTTAACCCAGAGGTGCCCGCGATCATCGATCCAACAGACTGAAAGCGACGTGAGGTCGTTTTTCTTTGATAGGTCGAGGCTCAGCCAGCATTTGAAGCCCTTCATCTTGGCTTCGTCTACGGCGCCCTGCACTGCGGCCCAGGCTTCCTCCGCAATCCAGAACTCGGTTGAGCCGACCGGAATGCCGAAATAGAGGCGCTTGACCGACAGCGCAGTAGACAGCAGCTGCTTGGCGGTGTTGACGCGCCCCTGAATGTTTTCGAGCGGGAACGTCACGCCCAGCGCCGGCAGTGCCTTTGACCAGACTTCCGGCTTGTCGAAAACGGTATCCCGGTCGGCCTTGTCGACACGCGCGACAAACGAGAACGCTTCGTCGTCGTCGAACTCGCCCTTGGCGACCCGCTGATAAAACTCTGAATACTCGGTTCCAACAATCTGGTTCGACGCCGGCGTATTGGTACCCAGGAGCATCAGCGCATCGCCGGGCATCTTGGCGATCGCCTCTTTCCAGAGCTCGATCGACGTGTTCGTTTTGAACTCGTGGATCTCGTCGGCCGCCACCAGCGTCGGCTTTGGTCCGGACACGGCCTCGCCATTCGCTAATGCCTGGAACAGCGCCTCGTGCTCGGGAAACTCAATCTTCCAAGCGTTGTCGCCTTCGCCGCGGATTAGAACATCGCTGCGAGAGGCCATGCTGTTCCCATCTTCATGCCCCGGCGTGGTCGCGCGGCACATGGCAACAGCATCCTTGAAGAGCACGTTGGCCGTGTTCTTGTCCTGACCGATAGCGAAGGCCTTGGCACGGTGAATGCCATAAAATCCCGTCATATAGAGGCCGATCGCCGCCATCAGCGGTGATTTAGCCTGACCTTTGCCCGTCTCGATCCATCCGGACCGAAAACGCATGCGGCCCGACTCCTTGCGCCAGCCAAACAGCGACCCGGCAACAAACGTGTGCCAGGGCAAAGGGTGGAACGGCTGACCGACGAACGAGCCTTCCGTAATCGACAGCATTGCTGGCAGGAAACGCAGCGGCCGGGTGGCATGTGGCACCGACCAGTGGAGCCCCCGGGCTTGTCCATCGCGCAGATCGCGCATGTGGCGCTCTGCAGCTGCTGCTACCAGCTCGCCGACGACGAACTTTCCGGCCAGAGCGTCTTGCGCCCAAGCCGTAACTGGATCAGCCGGCGCCGTTTCTCTTGCTCGTGAACTCATCGGATGCGCGAACCACCGTCTTTTTGCGCTCCGCCTTCGTCGCCGCAGACCGGCGCCGCGGGGAGAGGCCAAATTCTGCTTCAAGGGTCGCTGCGTCGGAGCCCATCTCACGCATGGCGGCAAAGTGCGGACTTGTTCGGGCAATCGCCCGAGCGTTGCCACGCTTCGGCTTGGTGACAGCGCCATGCTCGGCGACTTCGCGCAGGCTGCGGTCGTACAAGACGTAGGAGACAACTAGGCGCTGCAGAGCGTGCGCGTTGCCAGGAGCCATCAAGCCCCGATCGCGCAACTCGGTGGTGATCCGTCGCCAGTGTTCGACCGCAGCGCCGATCTCCAGCGGATCATTGAACAGGCTTTCCCAGTCGGGTTCGGGGACGATACTGCCGGTGTTTTCGATGAGGTTCATGTCCGGATCCGTACGTCATCTTCCAGCGCCGGTTGCAGGGCAACTAATTTCGATTACTTTGCTTCGGGGAGGCGAAATTATGAGAGTTCGTGTTGAGCAGTTAATCGCATTACTACTAGCGGCGGCAGCCGCATGGTCGCCGGGTGCAATGGCTGGACCGTTTGGTCTCGCTGAAGGACAGCGTCCAGGGGACCTTTCCCTTGGTGAGAACGTAGCGCCTGGCCACTTCATGCTTATGGAAGCGCCAAGTCCTCATCCAGAGCTAAAGGAATACCTTGTCCGCCTTGGAGCAAATAGCGGCCTCTGTTCCGTGATCGGATACACGCCCATCCTCGGTAACGAAGCTTCCGGCAAACTAGCGGTGCTGCTGGGTCATCTTGAAGGCAAATATGGGCTGTTTGGAGATCAGCCAAAGTCTGGCGCAAGAAAATGGGTTACCAGTAAGCCTGAGAACTGGGACGGAGTGGAGAGCATCACCCTATTCCAATCTGCTGGGCGCGTGGGCTTGGGATACCGTTTTTCCAATTACGGCGACTGTGAGTTTGACCCATTGCTTGGATCACCGGACGCACCGGGAGCAGATGTTTTATAGCCGCTTGGTTCGCATCACCCCTTCGGGGTGGTCTGAACTTTTATCTTGGAAATTGCTCGCAGTGCGAACGCTTGCCCCAGCCGGTCAGGCCCCAAAGCCCCTCTAGACTTTGCCCTCCCCGTCCCCTTTGATGGTGATCAGAGGAGATCATAGATGACCGACGATTCTAACCTGACACCAGGTGGCCCCGACAACACCGGAACAAGCGACCAAGCTAACCTGCCAGAAGTTCCAAGCGTATTAGATCAACCTGACGGTACCGACTGGTTCCTAGCTACACTAATACGCAATGCCGAACTTGGCCTGGAGGCTGGCGTGACACTTCAAGTCGGTGGATCGCTGGTGACAGGTCGGATCATCTCCGGTCGCAAGTACTTCGAACTGCTCGGCGAGCAGGTTGCACAGACCTTTCAAATGACTGGCGAAGGTGACCGAGAGCAATGGAAAGCCATCGTCGTCGAAGCTTACTCCGGGTGGGCGCAGGCTTTCCCGCCACAAGGCGAGGCCTCAAACCAGGGATACAATTACATTCAATTAGCGGAAGCTCGCATTTGCGATGCAGCTGGCAATTGGATTTTTGGAGAAAACACACTTTGGCGCGGCAAACTGGCCGCTGTAGATGGATTCATACCTGGCGAGATACAGCGCAGGTAAGGTTCCAAGGATGATCGGCAGCAGTCGGTCGCCCGCTAATGTCGTTGCCCTGCTCGCCATACCCATGCTCTTCACGCTGCTTGACGATGTCATGGTCGTCGGCACATAGCGGCTGCCAGTTCTTTCGATCCCAGAAAAGGCGTTGGTCGCCTCGGTGCGGTGTCTTGTGATCTACCCTCAAGCCGATGCGGCGAGGGTTGGTCTCAAGTATGCCGTCCATGCGCATCGTGCCGGGGTTGAGTAGGCCACGCGCCTTGCACTTCACGCAGAACTGGTTTTCAGGATGGGCGAGGAATACCAAGCGCTCGCGTTGCCACTTGCTGCCGTAGCCACGTTGCGAAGTTGTTTCACGCTCAGGTGATTTGCGGGCCATGCACTCCCAATCCTACTTACCACTCGCAAACCGATGGAGGTTCTGATGACTTCGGCAACCCAGATGTACGATCGATACCAACACGTTTCGCGGCGCTCGGAAGGGCTAATACTACCGGCAGGCTCAGCATTCCCCGAGGGCGCGGTTGCAGAGGAATGGAAACTGCATTCCACTGTTTCGGCAAATCGGCTTCATGCACAAGACTTGGCTGACATTCAGACCAAGGGGCACAGATATTTCAAACAGAACGTGAGCATCGGCATAGCAGAATGAGGTGCGCCGCCTGCAGACGACGACTTCGCAGAGATGTCTGCGCGCATTGCCAAAAGGCACACGCATGACACGTGTACCTTTGGCGACCCGTATTGAGCCTGCGAACGCACCGGGCGTAGGTTCGTGGCATCGCCTCAGTGGATTGTTTCGCAACCCCGCGCTGACGCCACACGCACGCCAGCGATTATATATTCGGGTGCAGGCCCAAACTGAAATGCAAAAGGCCCCCAATCGGGAGCCCTGCTTTATGGCGCGCGCCGCCAACTTATCTACTACTAGTGTGATTTGGCCCGCCGCGCAAGCAGGCCAACTCTAGCCCACTTCCTCGTTTTGGTGGATTAGCGGGAGCCGTTCGCCATCAGACCATCCGGTAGGTTTTCCAGTGTCCTTCGGCAAGAGGCGGAAGTGCCTGACTAGCACGTCCAAGGCATCCAGCAGTTCCTTCTCCAACTTGCGCCGTGCTTGACCGCCCTGCCCCATCTTGAGCTTTTCGCACAAGGCCCGCACCGACAAACCATAGACCACTACCTGATCCACAATGCTCGCAGCTCGCGCACCAAGCGCTCTACGAGCTCCTTCAAGTTCTGCCCGCGTGTCATCCTGAGAAGCTGAAACTTGATCCTGTCGCGGGCCTGAGGTGTCAACGCGAACTTGGCTGTAGTCTGTCGCCTTCATGGGCCCAATCTGGCTCGTTTCGTACAGGCTCAGGTACCGAGCAGCAGCCAGGAACTGTGCATCGCTCTTGTTTTTCACCCGGGCCAACCCACCCACCAGAACCACCTGGTTGCGCAGAACGCCGCTGTGCCGATCGTGCTGGGTTGTGACCTCGCCTTCAGCCACGGCGTCAAGCAAGCCTTGAGTGATCATCGGATTAGGCACCAGCGCCTCCTCAATCACCTTCTTGCCTTCGCCGGCTTCCACCACCGCCCGCAGCTCGTCCACGCGAAGCATGGCAGATTTGGACTTGGCCCGTTCTCGCGCCATTATGCCGTGCATCAGCCGCAACTGCGTTATGCACTGCTCATAGGCTTCAGCGTAAACGGACGATAATTCGCTTGCCCGTGCCATTGCGGCCGGAAGCTCTGATGCCGCCTGATCAAAGGTCAGGGGCTTGCCTTTACGGGGCTTGGACATGAAACGACCTCACGAATGACTGTGAGGTCGGGCAGGCTAGTCGGACGCTGTGATTATGCCTGTTCCCGCACCAATAATCAACCAATCGCTAACTATAGGTTTATCCACCAGATAGGCTTTCGGATGGGTTCGTAGAGGCACACTTCGCCCGGTAAGGGGCAAAGTATGCGACTGACAGGCTCACGGATTGGGACGCTGGCAGCACATCGCAGTAGCGGTTTTCCCTCTTCTTGGGAGGGGCACGGTAGGCCGGATATACCCCATGGCCGCTGCTTCATTCCTACGGCACTTTCCTCGAGCCACTGCGACGACATCGAGGAGAGCTTCCGGGCATTTTCAGCCGGAGTCTCGTGTGGACAATTTCAAAGCCGCTTTGCTCGTTTCGCCTACCGTCACCATCAAGAACGGAGCTACTTGGTTGAGAGCCTATGTCGCGCCCTTATCGGAGACGCACGAGGGCATTGCCATCCCTCTCCCGACTGGTCATTGCCGCTAGACGCGGATCCGAACCAGTTTTGCCCCGCAGCGGCTATGGGGCGGCCCAGGGCTACATTTTCGCCTCTCGGATCATGGTGGAGATCAGCTTCTGGACAACGAATATTCCGTCCGCCTGGTGCATATCGTTGATGTCCATTCCCGCGACGGGCGGCATCAGGTACGGGGCGCCTGCCTTACGGGCATAGAATTCGCCCGCGCCCAGGCCATTGAACTGTTCTGGCTTGGCCTTCGGTGGAGCGTCGTGGTCAGCAGCTATCCAGCGCCGGCCGCGAATGCTTTCGCCCACCCGAGCAATATTGGATGCTGAGAAGCACACCAGGATGGTGTCGCGGCGGCTAAGGCCTTTGAGGGCTGCACGAAGCGAGAGGGCGGTAGCGAAGCCCTCGCACAGCCAAGTATCGAGGCCGCTAGCCACCCTGTGGGTCGCGCCACCCATATCACCGCCGTATAAGAATTTCTTGGTGCCGTCGGTCCAGATCAGTTGGACGCTGGTGACGCGCAGCCCGATCCGAGCAGGAACCACGATCGCAGCGCCACCACACGCCGGCACCAGGTAGTCCCCCCCGATCCTCGCAACCACCTCATCCGCGACCACCAGCGGCTGTTCACTAGCGAAACCTTTGCGGGCCAAATAGGGATGGGGGCCGGGCTGTGCTGCAGCAATGATCCGGGTAGCAGTCCCGGCCGCGCGGTCCGCCCTGGCGCGCTCTGCCTGCCAATCGTCCGCGCGCTGCTGAGCGTACCGGCGCTTATCCTCAACTGTGCGCTCTTCCTTGAGCCACACGGTTGCCTTATCGCCGGTTTGCCAGTTTACGCAGGTCACCCGGTCATCGTCACAGATGATCCGGCCGTCGCCTTTGCCGTTCTTGGCATGTGTGTCAGCCTTCACCCACTTGCGCATGGCAATATGACCGCGGGGCGGGACGATGCCGACAGAAACGCAGGCTTGCGTGATGGCCTCTTCCAACGTCATGCGGCTGTCGCCCGACGGTAGCGGCTGACTTCACGCTCTATCAGGGTCCACTCTTCCGAACGAACGCCCTTGCTGTCCCCAAAGGCCTCATACAAGCCAAATGGGAGGTTGCTGTCGGGGTAGATCCCGCGCCAGATGCCATAGGCCCACTTGCGGGCTGCAGCCTCGCCTTTCTTGCTATTCACTTGGCAGTAAACCAGCGCGGCGTTCCACATGCGGCGTGGATCATTCAGGCAAGCGGCGCGAAGGCCCTTGCGTGGCGCGAAGGCTTTACCCGGGGCGTGATCGAGATCAATCATGGTGCCCTGCACTACTTCTATTTCGCCGCGCGCCGGACGCTCCCACCCGCATGCAGGGCAGGCGCTTTCACCGGGCGCCATCTGCGTTCCACACTCGCCGCAGAACCGCTCTTTCTTGACCTTGTCCTTGGGCTCCCGAACCTCATTGTCTTTCTTCTGCGCATTGGACAAGCTGTCGACGCCATACTCGAAAAGCCAGGCGGTATCGTCAGCGAACGATATGCAATTGCCAGAGTGATCCAGCCAGAGGCCGAACTCTTTGCCGGGATGGATGCGCATCACGCGGCCCATCTCCTGAATATGGCTTGAGAAGCTCTTGCGGTACGGCCGGCAGGAGATGCCACACAGCACGTCCGGTACGTCGAAGCCCTTTGTCAGCACGGCGCAGGAGACCAGGCCATCAATGGCGCTGTCGGGCTTGCGGAACTCTGCGATCTTGTCCCGGCGCTCCTGATCGTCTGTGTCGAGATAGCTGATTTGTTGGAAGTTGAACCCGGCTTCCGCGAACTGGCGGCAAAGCTCAGCGCCATGCTTGACCGACGGGGAGAACACGATCGTCTTGACTGGTCCGCCGAAAGTCTTGCGGGTCTGCTCGACCCAAGTTTCGACTACGTTGCCAATGATCTTGATGCCGCGCTGTCCGGCCTCTTCCTCTTCATATTCGCCGTTGAACTTTTTCTTGGCTCCCGCCATGTCGGCGCTGACACAGGCCTTGATGCGGAGTGGAGAGAGAAATCCCTCAGCCAGAAGCTTATTGACGGTGGTGCTGTTGACCAGGCCGTCCCAGTGTTCATCCATCCCAGCCGTGAAAGGCGTTGCCGTGAGGCCAATCACCTTGGCATCAGCAGCGCGGTTGATCAGCTCAACCACGGATTTATAGGTGGCGTGGCATTCGTCCCAGATGATCAGGTCCGGCAGATCGCGGATATTGCGCCGCGCTAAGGTCTGGGCGCTGGCAATCTGCACCGGCTTTGCATAATCGGTGAGGTAGTGGTCGGCTTGGATGATGCCATGGTCGATGCCATAGAGGCCGAACCGCTCGCTGGTCTGGTCGATGAGCGCAACACGGTCGACGATGAACCAAGCGCGAGAGCCCTTGTTTTGTGCCTCCTGCACGATGTTCATTGCCATTTCAGTCTTGCCAGCTCCAGTGGGAGCGACCAGCACTTGCCGGCGCCGCTTTTGCCGAATTCCATCACGGAGCAGCTGAACAGCACCGGACTGATAGGGGCGCAGGGAAACATCCCGCTTCTCGATCTGGAAAAGGGTCATTGCTGCACCCCGCCCAGTTCCTCGCGGACGATCCTGCCCGCTGTGGAGACGAACCAGGACCAGTCAGAAGCATCCACGTTCTCAGGCGGCTGCGCATACAGAACCCGGGCGAACTGGCCCCATGTGAACGGCGTTGTGTCATTCTCCGAGACGTCTGGCGGCAATGATGCAACCGCGGTTCGCAGATGCTGTTCGATCGCCTCTCGGTTCTCGGCAATCCAGTTGCGCTGATCCGTATTCAGATGCGCAGAGCCCACAATGGTTATCTTGCCCTGCTCGAGCACGATGTCAGCGCCCAGCGCCCGCACCTTCTGCAAAACAGCACCAACATCAGCCACGGGACATTTCCCCCGTTGCCATGTCGATCACGACGTCATCGTTTGCGCCGTACTCGTTCGCCAGCTTCCGCCAGTACTCAGAGCTGCGCAGGTTCTTGACCTTTTCGGCGCTCTCCCGCTCCACCTGACGCTGCAGCAATTCAATGCGCTGGCGGAGCCCTTCGATGACGTTGGCGAAACCACCGCGCTCGTATTCCACGACCATATCGTCGTACTTGGCCACTGTCCGCCGGAGCTCTGCGATCTCTTCGTCTTGTGCCGCGATGGTATTCCGCAGATCTTCCAACCCATCAGCGTCTGTTTCGGCTATCGGGGTGGTAGCGCGCTGGGCGCGGCGCTCATCACCGGCGGCAATATGCTGCTGTATTTCAGGTGGCAGGTTGCTGGCCACTTCCTGCCGGCGCTGCTCGTCTGCCTTCTGCGCCTCAATCGGCACTGAGCGGGCCGATGCCGCAACGGCCTTGATCGCAGTTTCCGGGCGCTCGCCGCTGTCCACGCGCTGCCTGACTGCTGCCACGGACGCAGGCAGATCGGTCTTTAGCGCCTGCACGTCACGGTGTGAAATGTCCAACGCGCTAGACAATTTGACGCCGCCGAATATCGCATCCGTGACCTTGGCCTGGTCGATCAGCTGGTAGGCGCGTGATCGGACAATTCCCCAGCGAGCATCGCAATACGCTTCGAACGTCTTGTGTTTAGCCCGGTAAAGTTTGCCGTCGCGGATCTCGGTGAGCGCCCGGCCCACCTCAGTAAAAACGGCCACGCCGCGCTCGATGACCGCCTCGCAGCGGGCAAGGTGGGTGGCCTCATCTGGCTTCAGTGCGTCTGGCAAAGCTCCGCCGCTAACGATCTTGTCGCGCCGCATGTTCAATGATTTCCTTGGAACGGCGGGGGCCGGTTGTCCGACTAGCCTGCCCGACCGTGATAAGTTGGGGTTCAGAGCTTAGGCGGCGGCTGTTTCAGCGCGACGGGCTTTAGCGGCCTCAATGACGCCCACGATTTCCGAGCGCGGCCAACGCGAAAGAGCGCCCAGCTTTACGGGCTTCGGCACGGTGCCGTCAGCAACACGGCGCCAGAATGTGGGGACGCTCACTTGAAGGAACTTTGCGCCTTCTCGTGCGGTAAGAAGTGGATCGGTGGGTTCCATTGGCTCGCCTCGTATTCGGTTGATACGAGACGAGTGCCAGATGATCTAGCTGAGTGGAACACTTGCAGAACAAGCATAATTCAAACCAAGCTTCTGCGTGTATTATGCGGGCAATTCTGCTTCAATTTGCTCTGGCGCTTTGGCTTGAATGTCCTCGCGCAAAGCTCGTTTCAGAGTGTCGATAGATGCTTGATGTCCGGAAGCACGATTAACTTGTTGCATCACCCGGGGCCAAGACATCCCCCCATGTCCCATTGGGAACAGCCTCCGATAAGTTGCCAACGTCTCAACACGAACGATTGGCGGGCGCCCAGCGGACGACGGCAAGTTCTGGTTTTCCCTGAGTGCTTCCTCTGCGAACACCTTTGGCCAATGATCCGCCACGTACTCGTTAGGCACGCATAAAGCCCAACCCTCAAATGGACGGAGTACATCTATTACGTCGGCATTTTCTTCTAATTCCGCCCGCGGCAGTTCGGCTCCCAATTCCCGAAGCTTCCGAACATAGTCTACGGCTGCAAGAGAAATCGTGTAGAAGCTGCGCTCATAGAAAAATGGTAAGTCCTGGTGGAAGATTTCATAACCATGCTCGCGAGCCACTTTGAAAAGGCTCTGGTTCTTCTCTTTGGCCTCTGCCGCGATCTCGTCGAACGGGACGAGCACCAGATCGTACATCCTATTGAAGTTCTTTGGTATCGGTGGAAGATCGGGTTTGTCCCGCACGATGTCTTCAAGCTGGGTGATACTTAGCTCCCAGAATTCGGTACGAGTTCGCAGCTCTCTCATATCGAACTTCAGCAGCACACCTGAGGGTGAGCAGATGTGGGCGTGTTTTTCGATCGACCTGAGGAAACTGTACTCGGCAAAATCCCACATAGTATGTGTGCGGAGTATAATTTCCCCAAAGCGGGAGTCGTCGTCTCCCTCGTACCAAGAACTGATGTGCTTGATCAGTTTGTCCTGAAAATCCCAAGTTAGTCGGTTTTCTAAGTCTGATAGCGACGTGAAGCCTTGTGGGCAGAACATCTACCTGGACCCTGTAAGTTGGAGTAAAGCGCCGTTCTGGCCAGTCGCATGGCGCGCCCAGCGCTCCACTAAGACGCGCCGCTGTTCGATGTAGTCTGTTCTGCGATATGCCCGCTCGACACTGCCACCGACGGTATGGCCAAGCATTGTTTCCGCCACTTCGTGTGGAGCATCAGTGGCCTCGGCTAGCCAGTCGCGCAGGCTGGAGCGGAACCCATGCGGTCGGGCTTCCAAACCGGCCCTCTCCATATGGCGCGCCATGGTAGCGTCCGAGATCACGCCCTTTTTGACGCTGGGGAATAGAAAGCCGTCTCGGGCATGGCGCCTAGCCAGGTCGACAACGGCTTGCGCTTCGGTGGACAGCGGGATCCGGAAATCAGTGGTCGCGCCTTTGCGGCCCTTCATCATTTCGGCGGGTATGGTCCACACGTCACCGTCGATCTGTTCTTCTCGCAAGAAGCGCAGCGGGCTGGATCGCGCGCCCGTAAGGATCAGCAGGCGCAGCGCGAGGTGAGTAAGTGTTGGTTCGGCGAGCGTAGAATAGAACCCCGGAACTTCCTTCCATGGCAACGCCGGAATGTTCTCGGCCTGGTGCCGCTGCTTGCCGAGCAAGGCGCGAGCCTTATCGGTTACCTGGAGGTCCACATCGATGCCGAGGGCTGCAGCGTGCTTGAGGCAGATGCTCAGGCGGTTCATCGCCTTTCGTGCCGTGTCCGCTTTGGTGTGCCATAGAGGTGCCAGTAGATCGCGGATGTCTTTCTGATCGATGTCTGCAACGGGCACGCCGCCCAACTTGGGCAAGACGTGCAGTTCCAAGGGGCTGAACCATCGGCCCGCGACCCCGTCCCCCTTGAGTTCCGCCTTCCGGCTCTCGAAGGCGTCGACGGCTATTTCACGTAGCAGATGCAGATTGCGTGCAGCCTCACGGCGCAGGCGCTCGCGCTCTTTGATCGGGTCAACGTTCTCCAATGCCATCGATCGCCAGCGCTGGGCGGCCGATCGGGCGTCCTTGAGCGACACGTCGGATAACGAGCCTAGGCCCATCTCGCGGCGCCGGCCATGGACGCTGAGGCGCAGCACCCATTGGGCCCCGCCATCGTCGCGCTTGTGTAGCCAAAGCCCACCACCATCAGCATGCTTACCAGGAGCAGCAGACTTAATGGTCAGAGCAGACAGTCTGTGCAGTTCACGCGCCAT